CATCAAGTGTGCTCCTGGCTTCACCTCGATGTTTCGGAACCCACGAGAGTAGAAAATGTCAGCGAGTTCAAGGGCGTGAACCTGCGGTTTCTCGCTGTAGAAATCGTAGTCTGGAACATCGTAGTTGGGGTCATAGAACCGGTCCTCTTTTGGTAGGAGATTATTGATAGCCGTTCCCCCGTAGCACAGGACACGCTTGGCCTGAATAAACTCCTTGACAATCCGAAGAGTTTCGCGAACCTTGGGGTCATGGGCAGTTTCATAATCTACGATGTTTTGTGCTTTCTTTATGAAAGCGGCGTCCATTACTTATACATATCCGACAAAATGGATTACCTGTCAAAACTTTCTTCTGGAGGACAAGAGTAATATGTCCGAAACAATGAAGAACGTAGCACGTCGTCGTCGGACGAAGAGCGGCGAGGCCGCACCGCCAAAGCAGCCGCCGGACACCGCCAAGAAGTCGCCTAAGAAGAACAACCGGTACCCTTTACGCAGCAAGGATAAGCCGATAGAGAGTGTGCGGTGGGTGGATGACGATACACTGTTCGACGAAGAGGACGACGACGATTCGACGTTCGATGGCGATAGCGATGGCGATGGCGAGGAGGAGACCGAGAAGAAGGAGGAGACCACCACCACCACCACCCAGGTCGTTCACGGAATCACGCTTCCGTCGTCTATGCCCGTTTCTGTCAAGATCCACCTTCATGCTCGTGTTGATGAAGAAGAGGAGGAGGAGGAGTACGACGAAGAAGGTTACCCCGAGGATTATGATTACGATGAGGAGGATGAAAACGAGGACGATGACGAGGACGACGATGAGATTCCCCACGCGTTCATTCAGAGTCTGTTTGCCCGCCGTCTTGGTGGAGGTGGTAATCGTAACCAGCCGTTGTTTATCATTGCCGATGACTCCAACAAGAAGAAGGGCAAGGACAAGGAGAAGAAAGACAGGGACGAGCCTGCCCTGCGTCTGTCCCGCCGCGAGAGCGAGTATTTCGAGGGATTGGGGAAGCAGGCCAAGAAAACTGCAATCAAGAAGATGAAGACGATCTCCGAGATTCTGGGAGAGTCGGATATTCCGTACAAGTTCCGGATTCTGGATATGGACATGCCCCCCAAGGTACAGTCCGAAGTCATTCGTAAGATCGATACCATGAACCGGATGGGGCCCGACAGCGGCGAGTCCCAGAAACTCCGCAACTGGATCGATGGTGTTCTGCGTATTCCGTTCGGCAAGCATGTTCCTCTCCCTGTAACACTCAAGGACGGCGAGTCCAAGTGTGCCGATTTCCTGAAGCATGCTCGGGGAAAGATGGACAAGGCGACTTACGGCATGCTTCCCGCCAAAACCCAGATTCTCCAGATCCTGGCACAGTGGATTTCTAATCCTACCTCCGTCGGTAATGTTATTGCCATGCGTGGATCCATGGGTGTGGGCAAGACCTCCTTCGCCCGCAACGGTATTGCCGAAGTTCTTGGGCGTCCGTTCATCTTCACCTCCCTCGGCGGTGCGTCGGACATCGCACATTACACTGGACACTCTTACACGTACGAGGGCTCCATGTGGGGCCGCATCGTGGACGCCATCATCCAGGCAGGGTGCATGAACCCCGTGCTCTACTTTGACGAGCTGGATAAGGTCAGTGGCACTCCCCACGGTGAAGAGATCATCTCCATGCTCATCCACCTCACCGATCGCTCCCAGAACTCCCAGTTCCACGACCGGTACTTCGCGGGCATCGACTTTGATCTGTCCCAGTGTCTCTTCGTATTCTCATTCAACGACGAGAGCAAGGTTCACCCGGTACTCAAGGACCGCATGCGGGTGATCACGATTCCGGGGTACAAGGAGACTGAGAAGAAGGTCATTGTCGCAAACTACGTGTGGCCCGAGATCCTCCGTCATGCGGGAATCCCTGCATCCGACCTGTCAGCGGACGAGGAGGCAGCAGAGTACATTATCAAAGAGTACTCCAACAACGAGGACGGTATGCGTAACCTTATTCGTGTAGTGGAAGCTGTGGTATCCCGTGTCAACCTCATCCGTATCTCCGACGAGGAGTCCGCCAAGGCATTCAAGTTCTGGATCCCTGTGAAGTTTCCCATGAAACTCAATCGCAAGATGGTGGAGACAGTCCTCACCGATTTCAGTACCACCATGCCCGAGCACTGGCGTTCATTGTACACTTAAAGATATGAGATGTCAAGACAAATCGTATGTCTCTGAAGGACGAGGCCCAGTTCGCCAAGCGGCACATTCGCAACCGTTTTTCGCTTATGGTGCTCCCCCACGTGACCGAGGGTGTTTGGTCGGTCTACGAGAACGCCAAGACCATTTGCGAGAAGAATAACCAGACGGACCAGATTCTGAAGACGTTTCAGAACCTTCTGACCCGTATTCCCGTGTGGACCGATGAGGTTCTTCAGACTGAAGTCAAGCGTATCATTTCAGCCTCCAAGTGCTCTTACCTCGAGGAGCTCCTCACCGGTGTTCTACTGACCTATCTCCGTGCCTTCGCCGCGATCCAGTACCGCTCTACGCAGGACAGCATTGATGTGGAGTTTGAGCGGCCCCCGCTTCCCAAGTTCGTACACGAGTACTATAAGGAGGTCGCCCGCCGGTCATGGGAGCACGCCTACCTCTTCCGCACGTTTGGTGTCACGTCCGAGCAGCAGGCCCGTAATCGCAAGGAGATTGATGAGATTCTGGATACGGCGTTTGATACGGTCCTGGACTCTTTCCTACCCTGGCAGTCCATTGTGAACACGTACTTTTCCGTCGAGGAGGGTTCGCATGCACCCCAGAAGGCCGAGGATGTGATTCAGGCGACAGTCGCCGAGACCCCCGCCGCGGCGGAACCTGTACCTGCACTGGTACCTGCACCTGCCGCCGAACCTGAGAAGAAGGTGGCGTTTGAGGTTGAGGAGGAGGACGACGATGATGTTGGTACAGATGATGATGAGCATCCGAAACTTCAGTTGTCTGACGAGACCGCCGTGATCGACTTCGAGAGCCTCGATGAGGAGAAGGAAGAAAAGGATGTCAAGGTGGAGGCGAAGGATGGAGAGCTCGTTCTAAAGTTATAAACAATCCAGCAGAACCTATCAAATGGTCGACACGAACCTTCTTATCGTTATTGTTCTTGTCGCCCTTGCCGGAGTTGTCGTGTACGCTGCCGAGCGGTATACTAAGAAGCAGCCGGTCGATTGGACGGATGCGTCTAAGATTGGTCTGCTCTCGGGAGCCGGTGCGGGTGGACTTCTGTTTGCCATGGGCGGAGATACGGAGACGGTTGTAGCCACTGCCTCTGTTGCATCTACGGCAGTGCAGGATATGTTTGTAGGTAAGCCCTCGTTCTGAAAATGAAATATGAGGAATATACAAACAAAATGCAGTGGCTCATGTTCGCCTTCGTCGTCGCTCTGTTCGTTGCCCTCACCCCTGGAGTCCTCCTCCGTCTGCCCCCGGGCGGATCGAAGCTGACAGTGGCTCTTGTCCACGGTGTCGTCTTTGTCTTGGTCTTATACTTGACTAAAGGCTTTGTCCGCGGTCTCATCTATGGCCGTCGCGAGGGTATGTACAATACCAACTCTTGCCCGGAGGGTAAGACCCAGCAGGAGGACGGAAGCTGCGTGTAACTACTCAATCACCAAGAATGATTCTCCCTTCGGTACCTTCTCAATGATATAAGGTGATCCGAACTTCTCAATTTGCCTGCGAGGCACCGCCGTATCTCGGCAGTACCTGGCAATGGCCTTGTACAGGTTGAACCCCCTGTACCTCTCGCTGAAATCCCCATTTTCCGGATCACGGAACAGGATAGACTTTCCATCAGGAAGCGTGAGCCACGTCATGAACATCTTGAACAGGGGGTTGGACGCGTACATATCTTCGGGTCCCTTCGGAAAACAGTCCCAGAAAAGCGAGGTGGCGAGACGCACTAAGTCAAACGACGGGTTGGGCTTGATTTCAGGATACTTGGAATTGTAGAAGGGAGCGATATTGTACTGTCCCCCCGCTTCCTCATCCTGGTGAAACTGATCGGACATGAAAAACTTGGAGTCTTTCAGTTTTGGAACCTTGACCGCAAACGACGCCCGATCAAAGTCGATGATCTTAATGAGTTTGCCGTACGTCGGAACGCAGTAGTTCTTGCCGCCCACATTGTAGTAGAAGAACTCTGAGGTGGTGGGAACGTACATCACGTTCATGACGTGAAGATCGTTGTGAACAAACGCAAACGTCCGCTGAGCATACGCCAGGGCGAAAATCACCTGGGCCATCCACGCACATCGCTTTGCCACATCTGCGGTCTCCTTGAACAGAAGGTACAACGTTCCCTGGCACTTCTCCATAACCGTAATTTGGATCGGGGCATCCTTGAAGATCGCATGGGCAAACGCCTCATCGAACTCATCCTGCGAAAACCCGTCTCCGGTTTCGTCGCTATCGCTATCATCATCATCATCATCGTCATCCTCATCTCCCTCACTATCGCTGGCGGCCGAATGAACCTTGAACACGTAATCTGTAGAACAACTGTCTGAATCACCCATATCATCATGTGTCTCTTCCGGCTCGTACTGTATAACATCCACCGGCGGCGACGGGAGTGCGAGGGGTTCGAGTTCCACCGCTCCTAAATCTATGGGCTCCGATGCGTCTGACAGCTCGAGAACGGGCATCTCAGGCTTGCGTAGACGCAGGTCAAAGAAGTGCCCGATGTTCTGTGAGAACCATGGGCGATCACACAGATCCTCGTAATCGTCTGAGATGTCCACGACGTGCCGCTCAGCGATTCCGGAGAACACGCCGTACACCTTCGGGAAATGCTGGCATCCAGATTCCGACAGAACCACGGAGGCCAGGGATCCCACGTATGCAGCATTGTACGGGCTCTGGATTCGCAGGGGTTCCGCCACAGTATCGTCCGTGTTTGGAAGGCCTGTACCCGCATAGTCTCCGTGCATCACACGGTAAGGCGAGAACAGCATCGTTTTCTTGAGATGGACCTGGACCTCCTTCCCAGACACATAGACACTTGACTCGGAACTAATTGTCTGAATAGGGAGCTGGAGTTTCAGGCCGTAGTGGTAAGGCATCCGGACATTCTCCAGCTTGAATAGTTTCTGGATGGAAGGGAAGTATGGCTGGATGCGGCGAAGACCCCAGAGTTTCTGCGACTGCTCCTGGAGCCCCGGAAGGTTCGAGTACTTCTGAACATCCAATTGGACGTTGGATGTTCGCAAGTCGGGCGTAGGTTTAGGCATTCCCGTTATGTTTACTTCCCTGCTTTTTGCTTCTCACTGTACCGCAGGGATCCATCGATGATCGACCCTTCGGCGGGAAACACCCTGTCAAACACGTGTCCAAGAAAGTGGTTGAACACGTATCTCATCTTATTTGAAAAGTCCTGGAGGAATATGAAGATGGCAAACAGGAAGAACAGACCGCTGGTATACGATCCCACGAAATATTCCAGCCCCTTCCTGACTGGAATAATGGGTGTAGATGTGTTGATGAAGTAAACCAGCCAGAAGGCTACCAATCCAATAATCGAAATTTCAAGAGCAATATCGGTAAACTGGAACACAAGACCCTTCTTTTCCCACTCGGTGGATTCTGGAGGGTTATAGGTGTCAAACAGATAGTACAGAACAAACGAGAGAAATCCCCCTGCCATCGCATACAGGATTGAAAAAAGAGCAATATTCCCAGTGACACGCAGGGAATCATCGGTGCTCAGACGAATTGTATGAATATTGTAGGCGTACGCGTGTTTCCCCATCTTATTATCTTCTGAGAAATGAGTATAGGACTGGAATGAACTTTAACATTCGTCAATTCAATATGGATATGATCAAACAACGATGTGCGATTGATTCACGCAAATCTCCCATGATCGTCATCATCGGAAAGAAGGATACCGGAAAATCTTTCTTGGTCCGTGATATCCTCTTTCACAACCAAGATGCGTTCCCTATTGGAACTGTGATTTCCGGAACAGAGGTGGCTAACCGCTTCTTCCAAGATATGGTTCCCTCCAAACTCATTCATGACAAGTACAAACCTGAAATTATCATGAACGTCATTCGGCGTCAGCTGGCTCTCAAACAGCAGAGGGGGTCTGGAGGTGCCGGATCAAACGTAGATCCTCGTGCGTTCTTGATTCTCGACGACTGTCTCTACGACGCGTCATGGATCAAAGAGGAATCTACCCGCTACGTGTTCATGAACGGCCGTCACGTTGATCTTTCCACCATGATTACCATGCAGTACCCCCTCGGTATTACTCCCAATCTCCGTACCAACGTAGATTTCGTGTTCATTCTTCGTGAAAACATCCTGGGAAACCGCCGGCGTATCTACGAGAATTACGCAGGTATGTTTCCTTCCTTTGAGATGTTTTGTCAGTTCATGGACCAGTGCACAGAAAATTATGAGTGCCTCGTAATCTGTAATTCGTCGAGCTCGAACAAATTAGAAGACCAGGTGTTTTGGTATAAAGCATCTGACCACCCCCAGTTCCACATGTGTGCCGATTCTCTGTGGATCGACAACAAACCGTTTATGTCCACCATGCTGGCAGCCAATGATTACAATGCCGAGCTGGCATCACAGCGTAAGGGACCGTCAGTGTGGGTGCGAAAGGAAAAACACGGTTAAGACCACATCCGAGCATACTCGTGGGTTCCGAACTTTCCAGGAAACTCCTTACTTCCAGGGAAGTTCTCGTCGGCGGGGCGATCTGTATTGTAGTAAAAGAACTTATATGGCAGGAGAGCGTACTTCTCCCCCGTAGGTGGAGTATTCCAGAACGCCCGCCCCATCACTCCAGGTCCAGTATGAAAATGTGGTTCCCCTGTATTCAGAGGTGCCACGTAAAGATCCTTGCACGCCCGCTGTAGGACAGGGTGGTGTGGAACCGCTGCAAAGAATCCAACCGCCATGTACCCCCATGTCACGTCAATGTCGTGGCACAGAACAAGCTTCTTGTTCAGTTGGATTATCGGCTCAAGAGATGCTGCAGGAGTTACGTCTGCGTCCATGTATACTCCGCCGTACTTTTCCACAATAAAGTACTTCATGATGTCGCACTTCTGAACTCCGGTATTGCTCTCATGAATCCGAACAAGAATATCGTCGGGAAACTCACCGTTGTGAATATCGTTGTTCGTCCACAGGCGAAACGTCCAAGAAGGCATAAGCTGCTTCCACGTCTCAAAATTGCGAACCGCAAACTCGGGCATGGGGTTCGGGCCTACCCACACCATGTGGAAAAGACGGGGAATTCCCACTCCCAGAATCTCTGAATCTGTTAAATACTGTAGATGATCCGCCATTTTATGTAGAATATGGAAACGACTTAAACGATTTTTAGTCTACTCCCTCATCGCTCCCTCTGCCGGGTGAACAGGCTTCGCGAGATCCTGCAGCTGGTTCTGTTCCGCCCGACGCTTGGCGTTCTCCTCCTTCTGGGCCTTTACCGACGCCTCACGCTCCTCCGCAAAGAACAGCTCGCGATTGGCCTCGTTCTCCTTGTACTTCCGCATGATCTCGTTGAGCTGCGAGTTCGCATACTCCACATTCTCCATGAGGTGCTCGGACGGCTCCCACGGCAGCCAGCAGCCCATGCGGCCGATCATGAGGTTGTCCTTCGGGTACTTCCGCTGGAGAACCTTGCACCACAGCTGAGCCTCCTCATACGACGGGAACGCACGGCGGACCTTGACGCCGCGGATGTTGCACTGGAAGCTGTTCGCCCGGTCAAAGGACTCCTGCACCTCCTTCTCGTGCTTGAGGAGGAACACCTGGTACTGCTCTGGGACATCAGAGTTCTTCAGCTCGTCGCGGTGCGTCTTCTCGAAGTCGTGGACGTCCTTCATGACATCATCGATCTTGAGCGAGTACTTCTTCGCAATGTAATCGGCCAGGTGCTCCAGGCCCTTCACCTTGAAGTCGTAGTCCGTCCACTGCAGGAACTTCTTGAAGAAGTAGTCCTGCTTCCGCTCAATGACCTTCTCGGGCGAGATGAAGGACACAATGCAGTAACGCTGGTTGGGGAGCTCGGGGTCCTCGTCGAGGTAGTCCACCACACCGTCCTCGTCCGTCTTGGGAAGCTCAACCTTCTTACGATCCGTGCTCATTTATTTATATCTATTGACCCCCACTCTCAAAACGACTTTTTCCCGCGGGGGTCACTCGGTGAATTTCAAGATTAGGACACCTCCTCCGATCATCGCAATCGCAATATAATCGTGGAGGTGCAGCCGTTCCTTGAAGTAGAGGACTCCGACCGTCGTCGTCGCCATGACCGACAGTCCCGACCACAGTGCGTTCGTGAAGGCCATTCCAGTTAGTTTGAAGGTTTGAATCAGCATCAATCCGACCATCGAATAAAAGAAGACGCCGAGGAGGTAGAACCGCCAATCTTCAAGGGACGACTTGAAGCAGCTCATCGCACATACTTCGAGTGTTACGATGGCTAGAACGTAAAGAACAATAATCACATAGGACGAGAACATTCCTTACTTACTTATTCCCAACCCACCTGAATTTTTCTCCTTCATCAAGTATAAACAAATGTCCGATTCCTCTGCCAAGGCTGCCCCCGCCCCGTCTGTTGGCATTGATGTTGCCGACCTGGTCAAGCGTCTAGTCAAGTACGCCCTGGAGGGCCTCGCCGTCGCCGTCGCCTGCTACCTGCTGCCGGGCAAGAAGCTCCGCGTCGACGAGATCGGCACGATCGCCCTCACGGCCCTCGCCGTGTTCGCCATCCTCGATATCTATGCTCCCTCGGTCGGCTCCTCGGCCCGCACGGGTGCCGGCTTCGGTATTGGTGCCAACCTCGTTGGATTCCCCGCCCGCTTTTAAGACAGCGAGCTCGTATATGTAAAGAAGAATGTTCCGGCATAACGGTAGGTGGTATATCGTAAAGCCCCATGTTCTAGGTGAACCCGAGCGTCAAACACATAGTCTTATGTGGAACTTGGCTTCTGGTACTCCTCAGCACCAAGCGTATCGAGAGTGGTATGCTCGCGAACGGAAAATAACGTCTGTTCTCTATCCTAAATAAATACCAGATGGACGTCTTGAAAACAGGCCTCATTGCCAGTGGAGTTACGTTGGTAACTCTCCTAGTCTTTGTCGGGCTCTACTGGGTCTTTCGTGGATATCCCCCCGCCAGCCGCATGATCGTAGAGGAGGTCAAGGAAATTGGTATACCCGATGACAAAGCTCACCTTCTCTTCTTTTATACGGAATGGTGCCCCTACTCCCAGGACGCCATTCCCACAATGAACAGCCTGGAGGCGATTCTCAAGGATCGGACGTATGGCGGGAAAAAGATTGATATCCAGCATATCAATTGTGAGTCAGACAAGAAGTGCGGGGAGTTCAAGGTTGACTCATACCCAACATACAAGCTCCAAACATCGTCCAGGACATTCGAGTACGTTGGCCCGCCCAAGACTGAAGTCCTACGCGAGTTTCTTGTTGAGGCGGTCGGTCCTGAACTCGCGGTAGGCGGTTCGTCCGATACCGATTAAGTGCCGGACAACATCCTCCGAGTTCCAGAAACTTACCATCTGTGCCCCATCTTCAACAAGTAAACAAGTATTGTCGTGATACTCAGTTTTCGTTGCGTAAGTCTCCTTAATAGCCTTACAGAACGGAACCATCCCCAGATAATTGTCCAGAGTTACCCTGCGTTCCTGTGTTGTCAGCAGGAGCAGGGTGTGCGGCCGCTTTTTAGAAGGTATGACATCCATGATTTTCTGGCAAAGAAGGGCACCGTCGACAAACAGGTGCTCCTGAATCTCGTGCGGCGTGAAAATGTACGGCAACGAAAACGATGCCCGCAGTGCGTCCCATACCCGAATGCTCTGTCCGAATATCGTGATTTTCAGGGTTGACAGGTCCGAAGCAATAATGTGCAGAGGTATAGCGGCGTCCCCGATACGCAGGGTCGAGAATTCAAGGCCACGCTTCTTGAATTCCCGGTCAAGCAGGGCGTAGATTTTAGAGCCGTCGTCGATCCCATTTGTCTGGGTAAGACTGAGCAAGCTTTGGAGACGCAGGGGGTTGAATGCGTCCTGCATATTCCCTAAGAGCTCAGTAAGAAGATTCAGTTCGTCCACTGAAAACTCGAACGCGATCAGAGTTGCAATGAGGGCTCCGATGGAAATGCCGTATACTCCGTCCGTGAACACCGAACTGAGGTACTGTTCTCCCTCCTGCTCCGCGAGTTCTTGGAGTGCACCTACCTGGAGAGATCCACGCATTCCTCCACCGTTCAAACCTAGAACCGTGTATTTCATTGATGCTTCTTTTCTGCGTGTATGAAAATGCTTCGGGCCAAAGACCTGTGGAAGCAGGAAGATGAACGCAAGACCGCAAAAATGCAGGCTATGCGTCCAGTTCTGTCAAACCTATCATCCCAACTCAAAACCTACGCTATTCAGAACCCCTCCGCCCCTTATTTTGTCTACGATGTTCCCTCCTTTGTGTTTGGGTATCCTCTTTACGATCACCTGGAAGCTGTGGAGTATGTCAGGGACGCTCTTACCGAACAGGGATTCCAAGTATGGGTGACTCCAACACTGACTCTGGTGATTTCCTGGATCAAGCCGCTGAATACTCAACCTAGGTTACGTGCTCCTCCCCGCTCTGGGGCCGATTACCGTCCCTTTGTGTATGACGACTCTGCTATGGATTTCCTGCGTCATTCCATGACTCGATAAAAACGGACATTTGTACACACGACATGGCTGAAGTAGCAAGACAGGGAATGTGTGATCATCCGGAGAAGGGAGTTCTGGTTGATGAGGGACAGAGAGTATGTACGTCGTGTGGAACAATTATGGAGCAGACGATTGATGAAGGTGCGGAGTGGAGATATTACGGTGCCGAAGACCGTAATGAAGATCCCTCGCGTGTCGGCTTGACCATCAATCAACTGCTTCCCGACTCGTCGTACGGGTCTATGGCGATGAACAGGAAAGTATCGTCGCCCGCATTCAAGAGCATTCAGCGTTTATCCGCCTGGTCTCTCGCCTCCCATTCCGAGCGGTCGTGGCTGTCGGCTCTTGAAACACTGAATCAGTACGCTTACCGCCACGGGTTCACGAAAGCCATTCTTCAGGAAGCGTGTGCTCTCTTTCGGAGCCAGACAGAAGCCCTGAAACTGCGTGGTGAAACTAGGAGGGCTCTGATGGGTGCCGTGTTCTTCGTCGCATGTCGTCGTATGGGTGTATCACGGACGCACGAAGAAATGTCTGAGATTGTCAATGTCTCGACCCGTTCCCTTTCCAAAGCTATTCAGACGTTCGGCCTCCACGCCGAAGAGAATCCTCTCCTGAAAACCCAGTTGTCTCTAGCAGAGCGGATGATGAACGGGCTGTCGATACAGGAACATCAGCGAACTGAGATTCTCGGGACAATTCAGGATATCTTCAAGTCCCCCGACGAGGAACTGGAACATACACCGAAAGTCATGGTGTCGGGAATGATTGCCAGAGTCTTGTGCCACGACAAAACGAAGGCGGAGATCCGGGCGTTTCTCAAGGATTTCTCAAAGCATTCGGGAGTGTCGGTTGTATCGATTCAAAAGGTCATGAACGGTGTTTAGTTATTGACGTTGTAATATATAGTACCACCAAAATTACTGGTGGCTTTTACCAGTAGGATACTGTAAAAGGCACTCAAAGTAAATAATCCTAAGGCATCAGGATCTAGATTTGGCAGTGTTGCTATGCCCGTGCTATATAAAAAGTTAACATTACATGGGCTGGAGTTCGTTATTCTCCATGATGTTCCAACTGGAAGAAGGCCAGGATCTGATGGAAAAGCGAGTTGAGTTGGAACGGTGTCGCTATAAGTTGTAGGAAAAATGAATATATCTCCTCTACCCGTATCCGGTAAGACTATCGTAAAAACTGGTGGAGAAAGAAGGGTTATAGGGATGGGGGCGGTAGTGATAGTAATGATAGTACCATCAAGATCAAGAACAGGTGTGACTCCAATACCCGTGCCCCCTGATATTGTTACTTGCCCCGCGAGGCCGTTCACTGTTCCCACAATTGAATCTACAAGCATTCCAGACATATTAATTGAACCTGTGACATCGATGTTAGTTGTACTGACCGATGTTGCTGCAGTTATGCTTGATAGGGTCATTACGCTGTTCTGGAGCGTGATGCCAGAAATGACACTCTGCTGGCTACC